CTCTACGAAGGCGAATGGGCGGGGCAACCGTTCGAGTGCCGGGATTGGCAGTACGATGCCACCATGCGGTTGTTCGGCTGGGTTAAGGAGTCGGAGCGTTGGGGCCGCGAGGTCCGACGGTTCCGCAAGGCGTCGATCTGGGTCGCAAAGAAAAACAAGAAGTCGCCGACGCTTTCCGCATGGGGGCTGTACCTGCTGGCGGCCGACGGCGAAGCGGGGCAGAAGGTATTCATCGGTGCGAAGGACGGGCAGCAGGCCCGGGAGATTGCCGGCAAGCACGCGGTCGAGATGATGCAAAGTTCGCCGCAGTTGTCGCGGGAGTGTACGCTGAACAAGAACCTCATGCAGATTACGCACGAAGAAAGCCGGTCGTTTCTGCGTCCGCTGTCGTCGGCCAACGTGCGGACCAAGGAAGCCAAGCAGGGGTTGAACGGCTCGGTGCTGATCGACGAGACGCACGTGGTAGACCGGGACTTCATTTCGCAGATCAACCGGGCTGGGATTTCCAGGAGCGAACCGCTGCACATCGAGGTTTCTACCGCTGGCAACAACCCGGACAGCTATGGCAAGGAGCGGTACGACTACGCCCAGGCGGTCTTGCGGGGGCAACACGTGGACCACCAACTATTTGCACTGTGCCACGAGGCCCCGCAAGACCTCGCCGACGGCGACCTGGACGCCGACCCCGTGAAGTTTGGCAAGATGGCCAACCCGTCCTGGGGCCATACCGTGGGCGAGGAAGAGTACCTCGGCGACTACAACGAGTCAAAGGTGTCGATCTCCACGCTGGCCGATTTCAAGATGTACCGCCTAAACATCTGGCAGCGGTCGAGCAATCCGTGGCTGCGGAGCGGCGACTGGGCCAAGTGCCGGCTGGACTTTACCGAGGCGGACCTGTACGGGCGGCCGTGCGGCGGCGGGCTGGACCTGTCGCGTAAGGAGGATATGACGGCGTTCTCGCTGGTGTTCCCCGATGAGGCGGGCAACGACGACAGCCCGGTCAAGGAGCTTTGGTGGTTCTGGTTGCCGCAGGCTGCGGTGGACCGGCACGCGCACGAGGTGGCGTACGTCCAGTGGGCGGCCGATGGTTGGCTGCGGGTGATCCCGGGCGAGACGATCGACTACAGTTTTGTGGAGCGGGACATCGTCGAGATCCTCGGGCAGTTCGACGTGCATCACCTCGCCTATGACAAGCACTACGCCTTCGAGTTTCAGCAACGTCTGGTCGAACAGCACGGCTACCGCGGCACGGCCTACCAATTCCAGCAGACGATCATGGCGTTCGCGGGCCCCACGGCCAAATACGACTGGCTCGTGAGGGATGGGAAGCTCGGGCACAACGGCAACCCCATCGCGGCATGGCAGGCGGGACACGTACAGGTCAAGTCGGACGCCAACAACAACATCCGACCGGTCAAGCCGCCGCACGGGGACCTCAAAAAGATTGACGGGATCGTGACGGGCATCATGGCGTTGGACGCAGCGGGGCGGGCACCGGCGGCATCCCCCTACACAGAGCGAGGATTCTTGACGGTATGATCAACGCAGCGGACTTATTGTTTCTGGCGGGCATTGGTTGCGTGGTGGTGGGCTGCTGGCTGCTGGGCTTGCCCCACGGGTTGGTCGGCTCCGGTGTGGCGGTGTGTGTTGCCGCCGTGGTGGCCAGGCGGATTCAAGTAGCGAGGAAGGCGAGGCGAAGATGATAATTGAAGCACTACTGGCCTCGGCTGTTGCGTCGGGCACCCCGGCGCCCACCGATGACTATTGGTATGCCAACTACCCGTCGCGTGCCGGCTCGGAAGTGACTCCGAACACTGCCATGCAGGTCACCGCCGTCCTGGCGTGCGTCCGGGTGTTGGCCGAGACGGTAGCCCAGTTGCCACTGCACCTAATGGCCACCGATGGGCGGATGCGACGGCAGGCCGTTGACTCGGGGCTGTACGAGGTACTGCACGATCAGCCCAACGACTGGCAGACCAGCTTCGAGTTCCGCGAGATGATGCAAGGGCACCTGACACTACGGGGCAATGCGTACGCACAGATCAAGCCGGGGCCCCGCGGCGCGGTGGATGGGTTGGCCCCGCTGCACCCCGACCGGATGCAGGTGTTTCGGCTGGACAGCGGGCGGATCGGCTATCTGTACCGGGACCGGCAGGGCGTGGAATACCGGCTGACACAAGACGAGGTCTTTCATCTGCGGGCTATGTCGCTAAACGACTGCGTGGGCATGTCGGTGATTGCGGCCAGCCATAACGCGATCGAGCTGGCACAGAACCTTGACGAGCATGGGATCAAGTTCTTCCGCAATGCCGCGAGGCCGTCGGGCATACTCCGCTTCCCGGCAGAACATGCTCCGCTGACAGAGGAGCAGCGCGTCAAACTGAAGGCATCGTGGCGGGGAGCCCACACGGGGGCGGACCTCTTTAAGACGGCGATCCTGGAGGGGGGCGTCGAGTGGCAGCAACTCGGACTGTCGAACGAAGACTCCCAGTGGTTGGAGAGTAAGCGTAAGTCCGTTACGGAAATCGCGATGATGTTCCGGGTTCCGCCCCACATGATCGGCAGTGCGATCGAGCACGGGCACACGTACGCCAACGTCGAGCAGTCCGACCTGGCGTTTACCAAGTACACGATGCTGCCGTGGTTGCGACGGTGGGAGCAGGCCATCGGGCGGGACCTGATCGCACAACCGGCTGGGGCTGCCGAGCGGCTGTATGCCAAGTTCGCGGTCGAGGGGCTGCTGCGTGCCGACACGGCCACGCGGGCGAACTACTACCAGACGATGCTGCGAAACAGAGTCTACACCCGCAACGAAGTCCGGGCGTTGGAGGATATGAACCCGGTCGTGGGCGGGGACGAGTTCGAGGCACAGTCGCAGCCAGCGGTTGTGCCGGGCGGCGGAGGCAACGGAGAGGCCATGGCGGCCGACCTCGCGGATCTGAAAGTGACACTGCTGGAAGAGGGCGGGATGGCCCGCGACAGCCTATGTGTTACCCGAGACGATATCGTGGCGGCCGTGACGACTGCGGTGAAAGAAGACGGCGAGTCCAGCCGGGCAAGGATCGGACTCGCCACCCAATATCTCTCGGAGGGTCAGTGTCGCGACACGGCGTCGCTGGCGGCCACATCGGAAAAGCACCGCGACGAAGTGAAGCAGGCGGTGCAGGACGGCAATGCGGCAACGGCGCAGCCGGCGACCCAGGGTGCGCCCCTAGTCGCATGGATAGCCGATGTGGCCGAACGGATCGCCGCGGCCGAGATCGAGCTGCTGGAGAAGCGGGCCGACAAGGCGGCGGAAGACCGGGAGAGGTTTGACGCATGGGCCAAGCGACACTGGGGCGGCAAGGGCGGGGACTATCTGTCTCGGGCCGTGGTCCCCATCTTGTCGGCGTGCGGTATGAAGAAGGACGCGCAGGCGGTGGCGACCGGCATCTGTAAGGCCACCGTGACTCAATTGACTACTGACGATCCGGTCGAGGTCTTGCGACGTTGGCAAGGCGGGAGCCGGGCCGAGGAAATAGTGAAACACTTAACGGAGGTTGTGAACGATGGATAAGCAAAGTGGCAACTACATGCTCAGCGCCCACGGCGACCAGTGGGCGATGGAAACGTCCCGGATGCGAGCGTATCTGAACACGCCGATCGTCTCGGATATGTTGGCCGAGGAGTGCGAGGCACTGACCGGGCCGGGGGCGATGCGGCTCCTCGACTACGCGGGCGGGCCAGTATATGACTCGGACTGGGTCAACGTAGGCCACCAGGCCGCGGACGGCAGCGACAACTACTTGGGCGACAGCCGACTAGAGGCCGCCCTCTCCGCCCGCAGGGCCAAGGGAGCGATCGCCGTGCTGCCGTTGATGGGCCCCATCACCCAACGCTCCGGGCTGTTCTCGGCGTTCTTCGGCGGCACCTCGGCCGAGAAGTTCGGCCGGGCGTTTGGCGACCTGATCGCCAGCCCCAACGTCTCGGCGGTGGTGATCGAGGTGGACAGCCCCGGCGGCACGGTGTCGGGCGTGCCTGAGTTGGCGGACAAGATCCACAAGGCGCGGGATATCAAGCCGGTGATCGCGGTAGCCAACGGCTGGGCGGCCAGTGCGGCGTATTGGCTTGCCTCCCAGGCGTCTGAGTTGGTCGTCACGCCGAGCGGCGAGGTGGGCAGCATCGGCGTGTGGTCGATGCACGTCGATATCAGCGAGGCAATGGAGAAGTTCGGCGAGAAGGTCACGATCATCTCGGCCGGCAAGTACAAGGTCGAGGCAAACCCCTACGAGCCGCTGAGCGAGGAGGCCCTGGCTTACGAGCAATCGGAGGTAGACCGCTACTACGGGATGTTCGTCTCGGCCGTTGCCCGGGGCCGAGGCAAGAATGTCATCGAGGTCCGCAAGGGCTTTGGGCAGGGCCGGATGGTTGGGCCGGCGCCGTCGAAGGTCGAGGGGATGGTCGACCGGGTGGCCACGATGGAGGCCACGATCAAGCGGCTGGGCGGCCGGCTGGCCGAACGGGACGAGGCCCGTGCGGAAGCCGAGGCGAGGGAACTGGAGTTGAAGGAATTGGGAGCGTGGGGGCGTGAGTGATGGGCTATTGGCCCTGCAAGCAATGCTCTGGAGGGACGATCAGCCGAGGCCGGCTGTGGTGAAAGGTGACCGCTACGTGCCCGCATTGCGGCGGGACGGGGCGGCGGTTCCCGCCCCGTCCGCCTCCGCCAAAGGACGATCCGCTCTGCGATATACTCGACGAGATAGAGGAGAAGCTGGCCACCTGGCAGCCGAAGACAGATATGCCGTCGCCTCGACCGGAGCCATTACCGCTGCCGAAGTCCCCGGGGAATGTGCCGAACATCCCGAAGCCTATTCCTCCGCCGCCTTATAGGTATCGCGAGGGCTGGTACCCGCCGCCGGTGACGGAGCCGCCGCCAGCCCCACCAGCACCGCCACCGCCGCCACGGTACACGACGGCAGACCGACTGCTTGCCGAGCACCATAATGAGATCGACCTATCGAGAGAACGGATTGCCAAACTGGAGGAAGCCAATCGAGGGCTGGCGACGGAGGGCACGCAACCGGGAAGGGAAACGATGATGGCAAACCTCGGCGACCTAACGCTTGAAATAGTGTGGGCCAACAAGCAGGCCGCGGAGGCCCTTGAGCGATTGGCGGAGATAGTCCGCAGCCTCCGAGAGGAGATGCCCGACAGACCGGAGATCCAAGAGGCCGTCGCCAAGATGGATCTGATCGCGGAGAACGTGGCCGTGCAGCGGGTGAAAGATGCTGACTGACCGCCAACGCGACGTTCTGCAATTCATCCGGGACTTTATCGGGGTCCGCAAGAAGCCGCCGACCGTGCGGGAGATACAAGCACATTTCGAGTGGGCGTCCACGAATTCCGTCGCGGCGCACCTCTCAGCATTGGAACGAAAGGGTTACATCCAAAGGACTTCGGGCGAGTCGCGGAACATCGAACTATTGAACAGATGCACAAATAGGAGCAAATCTAACGCAGCAGTAGAATAGATGCTGCATTGAATCAGGTCACGCGGTAGCGGGCCAGATTCCTCAATCACCGATTTGTTTGTCAAGTCACCACGCGACAGCGGGTGCGGGCAAGAACCGTAACCGTATTCGCGTGGAGACTCTACCGATGGCAAACAAACTCAAGCAGCTTCAGGATCGCCAGGTGGCGGTGCAGAAGCTCATGCGGGAAACCAACGATGCGATCCCCGCCCCTCCCTCCGCTACGGCCAGCGACGAAGATCGTGCGGCCACCAAGGCAAAACAGGAAGAGCTGGAGGCCAAGTTTGGGGCCCTGAAGACCGAGCTGGGCGAGGTCCAGGCGGCCCTGGCCCGGGAAGAGGAACTCCAGGAAATCGAGCGGGCCATGATCCCCACAGGGAACGGCTCGACCGGACAGGCCGCGCTCGTCAGTGGCAACGACACCGTGCCGGCGAAGGCCAAGGGTGAGGAGCCGAAGCCGTGGGCGAGTCTCGGTCAGCAGCTTATGGCGGTGGCCGCCGCGGCCGATTCGCCCGCCAGCATGTGGGACAACCGGCTACAGCAAGAAAGGCTGGCGGCCGTCACGGGGCTTGGCGAGGCGGTCGGCTCCGAGGGTGCCTTCCTCGTGCAGTCCGATTTCGTCACGGAGTTGATGCGGCGTACCTACGCCAGCAACCAGGTCCTTAACGGTGGAGCGGGCTATAGCGGCGTGCGCCGGATTCCGCTTTCGCCAAGCTCAAACTCCGTGAAGATCAACGCCGTCGCCGAGACCAGCCGGGCGGACGGCAGCCGGTGGGGCGGCGTGCAGGCGTACTGGGAAGGGGAGGCCGATACCGCAACGGCCAAGAAGCCCACGTTCCGTCAGATCGAACTGTCGTTGAAAAAGCTCCTCGGCTTCTGTTACGCCACGGACGAGCTACTCCAGGACACGACTGCCCTGGAGGCGGTGATTAGCGAGGCGTTCGCCGAAGAGTTCGCGTTCAAGATTCAGGACGCACTGATCAACGGACTAGGCAGCGGCCTCCCGCTGGGCATCCTCAATTCTCCCTGCCTGATCAACCAGGCGAAGGAATCCGGCCAGGCCGCCACGACTATCGTCAAGGAAAACATCGACAAGATGTGGTCCCGAATGTGGCCGCAGGGATTGACCAACTCGGTGTGGCTGATCAACCAGACGTGCTACCCGCAGCTCTTTGCAATGACGCTCGACGTGGGGACCGGCGGAATGCCGGTCTATCTGCCGCCGGGTGGGCTGAGCGCATCACCTTACGGCACCCTGATGGGCCGCCCCGTGGTGCCGATTGAGCAATGCCAGGCCGTCGGCACGAAGGGCGACATTTACTTCTGTGACTGGTCGCAATACCTGTTCTGCGACAAGGGCGGGATGCAGGCGGCCAGCTCGATCCACGTGCGATTTCTCCAAGGAGAACAGGTCTTCCGGTTCATCTATCGCGCGGACGGTCAGCCGGCATGGGCCTCGCCCACGACTCCGTTCAAGGGTGGGGCCGGTGCGACCACTGGCCCGTTCATCTCCCTG